TCAATTCCTTTCATGGGCATCCCCTCGATCATATATCAAGTATTGGGCGAACCGGTTGCGCCTGATCTCTTCCTGTATCTCACGTGATGTGTCACAGTAGCGGCTGATAGCAAGCGTCACACGGGTGGAGGCCTGCCGCAGCTCCCTTTCTTTTTCCGCATGCAGGGGGAGAAAAAAGCGCCAAATCCATGGAAACCGCATGCTTTAAGCCCCCCTGTCTTCCGTTTGATCGACTTTCAATTTTTTGAGCACATCGAGCGTCGGCTGCATGAAATCGGAACGTTCCTTATCGAGAATCGCCTGCAACCGGTCGCGATCCTCCTCAGCCTTGTCCAGCAGCTCCCGCGGCACCAAGCTTCCTTTGGCGATCGCCCGCAGCAACATAATCACCACAATCATCAGAATCAACGCCACAACATAAGCGAGCCCGTATTTGTCCGCCAGCGGCAGCAGCTTCTCAAGTTGCGCAATGTCTCCCTGTTCCATTTTCCCGTCCCTTTCTTCATTTAATGCAAGAAGAAACGCCTGACGGCGTCCCCAAAGACGCAAGTGCGTTTCTCCTAGAAATATAAGGCCATTTATTAGCGTGAAACTTATAAATCCTTATATTTTAAAAAACCCCCGTCCAGCGGGGGCGAATAACGATTGTGCGCGATACGTGTTTTAGGTCATGAATGATTCATGCCGTGAAAGTAATACTTCACGACATTACAATGATTTGGCGCACTTCCTCTTGTAAGGCTGACGGGACTTCATCCACCGTCTTTAGGCCCTTGCGGATCAAGTCCGCGTATACTTTAGCCATTAGGATTCCCCTCCTTCAACGCCAACAGCTGCTCATACATCTCGGCCAGCGCAAGCTGTACATTCGTTGTCTCTTCCCCAGCGGCTTTCAGCTTACCGTTCGTACCTTCCAGAGCAGTCTTGGAATCCGCGAGTTCCTTACGCAGCTGTTCGAGTTCGTCCGGCTCCGCCAGCGGCTTGTCTGCTTCGGCTTTCTGATACGCTTCCCAGGCAGCTTGCAGTTCCTCTTCAGTCGGCTGCGGAACATCCAGGTTCCAGACGGCAATGTATGGTCCGTTTCCGTCGCAGATATCTCTTACCTCGAAGTCCCGTAAAGGGTTAGCCTCTGGATATAAATACATAATAGCTTGAGCTTTATTCACAGTTTTCCCGCCTCCCTTTTTACGCTATTCGTATAACGGTAAAAGTCGTGCTAACCCCGACTTTTACATCAACATCCGTCGAACTAAAGATTTCCGGTGAAATTGTCTGTCCTGCACCTAGTCGATAGATACCGGATCCGTGCATATTTTGATCAAATCCGTTAGCCCCTGGCGATGCAGACGCCACCTCATACCTAGAAGCACCAATAACGAAGCTCATAATGCGGTTGGAAGCGGCTGGGACAGAATTAAATTTAACGGAAAAAACGACAAGGTACAGTCCTAGTTTTTGCGCAGTAAATACACCAGTAGATTCATTATACTCACCTTTATAGTTTGCGCTTGAGGCATTACAAATAACTCGCGTCCATGTACTATTCACTATTCCCATTGGAGTAGAGCGCCACGCGCTGGCATAAGAGCGGAAGCCTTCGGTATCGTCACCCCATAGGTTTGTCATTGGGCGGTAGGCTCCATCAGAACAGCGGTAGTTGGCTACACCGTTGACTAGCTGGAAGGCTACCTGGTTATTCGAGTAGAAGTCCAGTTTCCCGTCTGACACCCAGTTAATCCCTGTATCTGAATCCCCGATAGGTAGGATCAACCCACTTGACGCCCCATATTCCGGTTTCTGATACACCCATAACTGCGCACTGGTAGTGACACGCCCCGCCTGTAGGTTAAGTGTTCCATTAGCCGCACCTGATCCGCCATCGGCTATGATTCTAGCGTCGAAGTCGCCCCCAACCCCGCTACTATGGAAGTCGATATGCGCCGGACCGGCCCATGTTCGATACGCTCCTAATTCCATGAAATGTGTATTTGTGCCATCAGCAAGCATGAAGTCTGTATAGTGATGGCCGTCTAGTTTGTCTGCGTCAATCCCGTTTCCCGCACCTGTCGGCAAATTCGCCAGGGGGACTTTGCTGTAGACATCTAACGGAGCTACGCCGTTCGCCGCTCCCTTATGGGTTAACGGCACCGAAGCGGCGGCGGCAGCGTTTGCTTTAGCCTGGGCGCCTGCGGTGGTTTCCTTGGCATTCCACTGCGTCCGCTCCGCATCCGTAATGTGCAGGTGCGTATCGGCCGCATGGTCCTGCAGGCTTTTCACCGCAGAGTCCAGTGTATCCATATTGCCGTTCAGGTCGGCAATGTCTACAATGTCGGTTCCCTCCGGTTTTTTCAAACCAAGGTTATTAGTCGTTCGCATTAGTCACACTCCTATTCATATACTCGTAAGTCCTCCCAGGTCTTGGCGTGCGCCTCGCTCCAGGTCAGCGCTTTAAGCACGGTCCACCAGGTGAAGGTATACTGGAAGCGATATGTCAAATGAGCCGGCTTGATCTCCTCGATGATTTGAATGAGGTCGTCCAGATTGGCCGGAATTCCGAGCGTGCCGACGAATCGGACTTCGAAGCTGTACTCGCCCGGAACCTCCGCAACCTCAACCTCTCCCCCGGAAAAAGCGGAAGCCGTCCGCCGGATCATGTCCGGCGTCGTCGTTCCCGTCCCTCTCAGCTTCGCCGTGATTCGCTCCCTGCGCGCGGCGTAAGTCTTGGTCCGGTCGACGTTCAGCCCCAGCTCATTCTCCCACCGGTCCAGCATCCAAGTTGCCGTATCCACATTCAGCTGGCCGCGATGATCTTCCAGCGCAGACCAGGCGTCCCCGCACTCTGCGGTATGAACGCCCTGCACCGTCTCCATCTCCAGGATGCCGCGATAATAATCCGGCAAATAATCCATGAGGCCGGTAAACGATTCATTAGCTGCCATCCTGCACCTCCAGCGTCACGGCCCCAAATAGCGGCACCTCTTCCGCTCCAAGTGTCACATTGCCTGCTCCGCCGTTCAGCAGCAGATTCGCATAATCCGCAACCCCCTCGGTGCCCAGCAGCAGAGCGCCGATGACGGATTGGCTGATATACGTCGCGGTAAATCCTTTTTCCTTGCGGTAGCTCTCAAGAGCGGCTTGAAATCGATCCCTCACCGCTTGCAGCTCATATCCGGAAGCCAGTGTAACCTCAGCGGAGACCGTTATGGTCTTGCCCTGAACCGAAGCTGCCGTCACCACCGCTCCAACGGGCGCCTGCCCTTCCCCTTGTCCCGGAGCCGGGTCGATATATTGCTGCACCTGATCCACAAGCAGCGTGGAGGCCGGTTTTATCTCCGCATCGGCAATCGTTACCTTCACCGTCTTCGGACCATTCCACAGCGGAAATACGCGCGCGCCGCCCACGCCCGGAATTTGCAGCGCCCATTCCGCATAATGGGCTTTGTTGCCGCTTGTCGCCGGCCGTCTGGCCGAATCGAAATAACGCTGCCGCAGCGTCTCGTCATCTTCCGCTTCCTCTCCGGGAATCAGCAGGCGAACCGCCTCGCCCCGCGACAGCTGCGGAATATAGTCGATGGGCAGAAGCGCGCCGGAATTACGGTTTCCCGCTGTTCCGGCCGTTTCGCAGGTGAGCCGGTAATTACCGGGAGACAGCTTCTCCGCCGCCGTATAGTTCAATTGATCAAGCGAAAAGCGGCTGCCGACCGGAATGTCCAGCCATCCGCCGCCATCCGCATAGAACGTCCCTTGAATTTCAGCCGGGCTTGCCGGACGTCTTGTGATGCCCGACCATGCAATGCTCCGTTCCAGAAACTCGCCGGTCGCCGTGTCGGCAAAGAACAGATTCGTATTCAGCTCAAGCTCGACATACATCTGGGCCAATTCTGCGGCCGCAGGGGCCAAGGCGTCATAAATAATGCTGCCTTCCCTTTTGTCCAGCTCTTCCGGCACACGATCCAGCATCCGCTCCAGAATCGCCCCAAATGATTGGTCAGCCATTGGCATTCAGCTCCTTTCTGATTTGGATATCTCCGTAGCGTGACCTCACCGTAATGTCAATGGACACATTCTCCCCGTTAAACGAAACCTCCAGCTGATCCACTCCCTCAACCCGGTCGTCCTGAAGCAGCGCTTCGGTCACAATCCGCCGAATCTCCGTTCTGGCCAGCAGCCGGTCCTGACCCAGCACCAGACTCCATTCCGTTCCATAATTGGAACTGTAAACAAGCTGTTCATAGCGGAGCGTGCGCAGCACCTTATCCACTGCCTGCTTTAGAGCATCCAGACCGTCCACATAGCCGGTAATCCGCCCCTTTTTCCAGTCGATGCCATAGGTTAAGCTCGGGGATTCAGATTCCCCCTCTACCTGTTCTGTAATGTAACTGGACTGTCCCGCTTCGGGAATCATAACGACTTCACCAGCCTATCCAGCACAACATAGCTCTGGCCGCCCTGCATGCGCAGCAGCAGAACACGGTCGCCCGCTTCAAGCCCCCGCCGCAGCACGGCTTCCCCGCCATCCAGCGGGATTTTGCTTTCCATAACTGATTCGGGCAGAACGAGCGCGTTCCCGGGCAAAATAAATTTTTGATCAATTTGGATTTGCAGCGGCGCTCCCGCAATTACCGTTCCATAAAAAAAAGCCACCGGATTGCTGCTGTCCACCGCTCCGAGGCTTGCTTTTTTAATAATATCCAACACGGTTTACACCACCTTGATATCAAGAGACATGGTATGCTCTCCCCCGGACAGATTGTGGGTGCACTGATCGACCAGGAACAGCTGCACCTTAAGCTCATCCAAAAGCACATAAATGAAGCTGCCCGCGCGCACGCGTAAATCGCCGATGGCCTGTACCGAAAGACTAATCTTTTCCCGGTTATGCAGCTTCAGCAGCTGCTTCGCCTTCTCCCGGATTTGCGCCGCGTTCGCATTGTCGTCCGCCTTCTGGGACAAGTGCAAAATCCCCCACCGTTTGACATTCTCCTTATCACTGGCCGGGTAGAAATCGCGTTTCCCTGTCTCTTCATTGTTTTTGTACAAAATAATTGTGTTATACGTCTCGTCATCAATACTCGTTTTGAGTGAATAGTCATATAGAAGACTGCCCTTCCCAAGCGCCACATTCAGCAGCATCGATTCCGGACCTCGCAGCGTAAGCTTGCCAAAATCATCGTAAAAAGCCAGCAGCCGCCCCTTCTGCCGAAGCTCGGATTCGATCGCCCCCATAATGATATCGAGCAGCTTCTTATCGTCTTGAATTAATGACGGCTGAACGTACTCCGTCTCTTCCAGCACGCCGGTTCTGAGTCCGTAATCGCCCGCGATTTTGCGAATGACGCCGGTCGCCGTTACGTTCTGAAGGGCATAGCTGCCGTTGCCAAGCAGATACCGGATCTGGTCGTAAGCCGTCAGCTTGAGCTGCCGGTCCTGGCCGGTCTCCAGACTGAACACAAATCCGTAAAAAACATTAATCCCATCCTTACGGAACTGCACAATATCGCCGTTGGCGATTGCAAATTTCGGATGCTGGTAAATCCCCCCGTTAAGGAGCGTAAGTTCCAGTGTAGAAGGCTTCCCGGAGCGGGCGGTTTTCCAGGAAATGTCCGAGACGATCCCGGCGATATCCCATATCCTGTCTTCCTTGTTCTTGACCAGCAGTTCCATGGCTTCCTCCTCTCCTACCGGTAAAATAGCGGGGCCGCGTCAAGGCAGCTTAATCGTCTTGCCAACCGGAAGCTTCCTGAGCTCGCTGTCGGGAATAGCGTTAAGCTTCTGGATTTCCTTCCACCTGCTGCCGTCACCCAGTTCCTTTTGCGCGATTTTCCACAGATTGTCGCCCGCTTTCAGCTTATAGACAGCCGGGGCTTTCCGGTCGCCTGCTCTCTGCTGCTGCGTCTTGGCCGCTCCCTTAACGACTTTTACCGGGGCCGCCTGGTAGAACACATATTTTTTCAGCGAGAGCGAATATTCGATATCTCCTGAAGTTCCGGCGCTGAGCTTCCAGGTGAAACTCTCAATGCTCATGGCCATGCTCACGGGTAAATTATTGGAATAAGTTGAATTTTCACTGTACCGCGAAGCGTTCAGCCAGCTTGCCGGTTTTGCCTTCGGTTCCTTGACTTCCAGACCGGAAAAAACAAAACGGATCGGCCTGCGGCTCGTCATCCATTTTTTGATCATCTCCACATATTCAAAAGGTTTAAGCAACCGGTTCTTCCCTGTCTCCGGCACGAGGACGAAAGGATAGCGCTGCGCCGGAAAGATGCTTTCCAGCGTAATCTCGGTCAGCTTGGGATAGGAAATAGCGTTGATCTCACCTAAATCGATAATGGTATAGCTTTTTCCTTCACCCGCTTCCTTGATCTCCAGCGTCTCGGGATTGACCGGCAGGCGGAAGATATCCTCCATATTGTTATAACTGAGAAAAAAACCGTACTCCTGGTGCGTATTCATGTGTATACCCCCTGTGCGGTCGACACGAATTCCTCGCTCAGCTTCTTATTGATTTTGTTGATAATCGAGTCGATATCTCCGGCATTATTAATGTTCCCAGTTGTTACCTGTACCGTTGGCGTCAACTCGACAAAATTTTGAATCGCCTGGATTTCAGCCAGCTCCCGCAGCATAGCCAGATCGTCGCTGGAAATATCCACGGTATCTTTGACGGAACCGACCTCTCCAACACGGGCGACGTTGTTGATGTTGCCGCCTTGATTGCCAAAAAGAGTGAGGCCTGTCCGGCTTCCGGACGCGGCTCCGGCTAAGTCCTGCGTCTTGGCGCCCGTTTTATCCTTGGTGGCATCTTTAGCCTTTCTCCCCACATTGCTAAAGCTGTCAACGAAGTCTTCCCCTTTTTTGCTGTATTTTTTGTATGCCTCTGAGTAAGACACATAGCTCTTCTTGTCCGTATGGCGCTGCTCTTTATCCGTTTGAGGCTCGAAGGCGCTTAGATCCTTCCGGAATTTATCGATTGTTTCGCTTGCGGCATGCGGAGCTTCCGGATTAAGCAGTTCCATCTTTAATTTACCGATTCCCAATTTGTCGAAAAAGGGTATGCCGCTCATCTCGTCGACCATGGAATTAAACTTATTGATAATCCAGTTGAACGCATCGGCCATAACCTTCATGAAGCCGCCCGCAAACCCCTCGGCTCCTTGAGCCATGCTGTACAGCACATTAAGCGTCTGCATAGCCAGATTGTAGAGCAGCTTCTGTATGGTATAGACGGGATCATTGAACAGATTGGTCAGAAAATCCCCGATCGCGGTAAACGTATTATAGAAGAAAATGCCGACGTTTTGAATAAACGCGATCAGCACGCCGAATGCGCCGACTACCGCTCCTACGGCCTCCCCGGCCGAGACGCCCAGCTTCTGCAATACAAAGAACACCAAGGCTATCGCAGCAATCACCAGCAAAATCGGCCAATTGGCAACCAGCCAAGCCGCCGCCATCGCCAGAACACCGGCAACCGCAGCGTAAAGCTGAATAATCAGCGCAGCTAAATAGACAACCGCTATGGCCTCCAGAATCGGCTTAATAATATCCCAGTTGGCAGTTATGACGGATACCAGCCACAGAAATCCATTGACTACCATGGCGAGCACATTGGCAACTACTAGAAAAGCTTGCGCTATGCTGTCAATAATCGGAGCAAACTGATTGGACGTTAGCGCCTTATTAAGCACATCCATGACTGGCCGCAGCGCTCCCATCGCTTTTTCGCCCATCTTCCCGAACAGCTTGTCGACATTTTTATTCATCTGATTCCAGTCTGCTATATCTCCCGGCTTTGCTGCGGCTTTTATCGCTTTCTCCCCGATCGACTTCACGGCATTGAACGGTCTGGTCACGTTTAGGGATTTCAGAGAATCCATGACCCTAGTTCCAAAACCAGGCTTTTCTTCCCGCTCCGGAGGCTTTTGGGGAGTCAAGTTAATTCCTTTCCACCATTTTACCTTCTTCGCTTTCTCGGCTTCCTTCTTCTCCGCCGCTTGTACTCCTGCTGCTGCTCGGCTGCCTGATGATGACCACACGGCTGCGCCCATTTGCTGCGATTGAGCCGCTTTCTGCCGGCTTTCCTGCATAGATGTATCTTTTACCACTACGATCTTGGGAATCAGTTTTTCCAAAACGCTTAGCAAAGATTGCGACATATCCTGCACGGACTTGTCCACTCGGTTCAGCGCACGGGTGATTTCCCAACGATTCCGTTCTAAGACGGTTTGCATGGTTTTTAAAGACCGGTTGGCGGTATCCAATTGAAGGTTTTGCCGGATACACTGCTTATTGATTGTTTTCCATATACTAAGAGACTTCAATGGCACCATTACTGCATTGGACGAATCTGCTTTCAATCTATCCACCCCCTTCATCTCTTTCTTCCTTTGCCTCTTGAGCGCTCCCGCTTTTCTTTATCCACCCGGACGGCGATCATCGCGTAGATGGCGGCCCGTTCGCGGACAGAGAGCGCCATAAGCTCATGGGGCAAAATATGCAGCTCATGGAGGGCGTAGTAGGCCAGATTGGCCTCCCCGTCGCCCTCGTTAATCAGTTTTTTACTTCGTCCACCAGTTCGTTCATATCGGTGCCGAAGCCGTTAAGCGCCTGTACCCGCTCGCCGAGGGCGGCGAATTCGCCGGGCAGAAGCATTTTACGCAGCAGCGCCTCCGCGCCCAGTACGCCGTAAGAACTCTGCAGCTCCGCATTTTTCAGATCGGGATATACGACGCTCGCCGTCATCAGCTTGGCCATATAATCATTGGCGTCGATTTCCGGCGTGTAGACACCGTTCTTGCCTTTGATCTTCCGGGTCGCCGCCTTCCGGCATTCCTGATTCTCGTCCTCCGTCATGCTGCGAAGCTTCCAGGCTGCGGGCTTGCCGTCCTTATCTTTAAAGCGCGTGGATACGATAAATTCCTCGGTCGTGTCGCAGTCTACATTTTGTGCAAAAAACAAACTAAATTCACTCATTTTCCAATCCTCCTATGATTATTGTGGCCCGCCGGGGGCAAGAGCGGCGCTATAGACACCGCCCTCCCCCGCGAGCGAATTAACATGATGCGTATAAATTCCGGCTTAAGACGCCGAACCGAACGGCTTGCCAATCTCTACATCCTCGAACGTGAAGCTGACCTCTTCCTCCAGCGCATCCGACTCGGTATCAAGCGAAGCCATAATGACGCTGTCGAGGTTGACGCCCTTCAGATTGACCCGCTGGGCGCCGATGCTGGACGAAGGGTCCTCGTTGATGACTTCGATATCGAAATACTGGTCAACGCCCGTATTCATATAATCGAGCATCATTTGACGGAAACGGCTGGTCATATAAAAAATAGTCATCGAACCGCTTCCAGACCACCCCGTCGCTTTATGCTGGACGCCGCGGCGGCCCAGCGTTTTGACTTCCGCTTTTTGCTTCTCGACCGTAGCCTCCAGCTTTTTCACATAGAACATCTCTTCGATTTGGGTGCCGATCACCGCATAAGCGCGGCCTTCCTGACCGGAAATCGTGTCGCTAGCTTTCAAGAACGCCATCTTAAACCACCTTCACTTTCAGATATACTTTTTCTACCGAATCCACCGGTTTTACAGCCGTTTCCAGCACTACGCTATCGCTATCGACGCCGGCAACGACGGAAATATCGGTCTGCGCGTTGAAGTTCTCAATGGCTCCGATATCCTGGAGATCGTTCATATAGGCGGCGCACTGCGACCAGAACAGCGCACGGCCGTCCTCATTATTAGATACTTTGCCAACAAAGTAAGTTTCAAAAATACGCTTCAGATCAACCGCAATGCCGTCCAGCACACGGAGTACCCGGTTTTTCGAGAAAGCCTTGTTTTTCGCCGGTGTAAACGCCGTAAGCGTATTGATATCCTGCTCGACCACCGCCTTTGCGCCGTTGTAAGTAAAGAGCAGTTCACCATTCAAGAGCGCCGCCGTCGTCTCGGAATGGCTCAGACGGACATCCGCATCCACCGCATCGTCATAAGCCTGATAGGTCAGTGATTCATTTACCGCAGCCGCTGCGGTCGCTCCCGCTGTCCAAGCCACCGCTTTCGTCTTGTCCACAACGGTTCCATCGCTTAGGATAACGCCGTTCTTTACACTGATAACCCCTTCATAACCGGCGGTGGCGTAATCGGACACAACAGCCTGCACCTTCTTGCCCTCGGAATCGCGCAGCCGTCTCACATAAGAGGTGTAGAGAGCTTTAAGCGAATTGTCCTGCGAGATCAGACCGACCGTTTGAAAATCCTGCACCTCCAGCGCGGCCAGAAAATCACTGTGGTTCTGATTGGTCACCGTCCCGTTGCTTCCGCCCGTAAGCGGAATACCGGCAGACGCTGTCAGTCCTTCCGAACCGTTCGCCGCGAACGTGACATAGGCGTTATCCAGTAAATCGGCTGCGGCCGCGACCGTCTGTCTGTCCACTTCCGCCCCATCAAGCAGCGTCTTTACATCGAACTTGGCCGGGTCCTCGATATTGCTTGCAATCACGACCGACAGATCATTGCCGCGTTCTCCGCCATATTGAGCGGTTGTCTTCAATCCGCTGGCCGTTGCCTCGGCTTTGACGCCGGTATTTAGGCGATAGAGCAGCAGCTTACCCGCACGCTTGAGCGTTTCGCGCACCGGAAGCAGCGCCTTATGCGTCCAGTCATACCCGAGCAGCTTCGCAATATCTGCCTGAGGCGTAATTCTGATGATTTCACCGGCAGGCCCCCAGGAGAGCGCTAGAGCCAATGCGGCGGTGCCGCGTTCTCCCATTTTTCCGATTGCGCCCGATTGGGATGACACATTCACATATACCCCGGGACGCACCTTGTTTTGCGTTGTCCATGTTCCTCCAGCCATTAGATAACCTCCTTCGTTAAAAAGAGCTCCAGCTCTTGTCTAGCCTGTTCCAGCGTGTAGCTTTGATCCTGCTGCAAAATCACATCAAGCGCATCCTTTTCCCTTGGCGTAAAAATCGCCGACTCCAGAATCTGTATCTTGCCGAATACGATATTGTTCTCATTCATTGCACTCATTTCAATCTTCCTTCCTCTGTGAATTGACCCATTCTTACCGTTTCAGGACGCTCGCTTTGCAGGTACAGCGAATACTCTGCCGTGAACAGAGCCGCTTCTCCTGCCGCTCCGGCCGTCCAGGTCTGCCGTACACTGCGGTAGCTCACCCCGTCTCCTTCTACGAGGGTAAGAGCATCGCGCAAAGCATCCGCCATAACCTCCGCCTCCGATACCGGAACGCCTTCATAGCGGACACCGAACCGGTACACCGCCGCATATCGGTCTTCCCTCTGCCGGTCATACGCCGCCGAAACCAGAAACAGCCGAAAGCCCGGCGTCTGCGACGGATCGTCATTCGAAATAACGGGAATGTCTACAAAACGCTGCTCCAGCGCACCCGTAATGCAGCTCCGCAAATGCTGTACAGACATCATTGCCTTCCTTTCTTGAGCCGGCCGTCAGCCGGTTATTGCCGATCTCTTTTCTGTAATTCCTTGCTTACCTATGCATTCATCCCTCCCGTCTTCCCGATAAGCAAAACGGACATCATCCCTATGGATGACATCCGTTTGTTTGGGCAATGACCGAAAGAAACTTTCACCGCTATCTTGGCTCTACAGGTGTATCTGCAGCTTTTGCTGAAGCATTCATGCTCCCGCGGTGTTCTTTCGCTTCATTTGCCATGGTATAATCATATCTCCTTTTTTAGCGCATGAAGACGGCGTTCGGGCGAAGTTTGGAAGAAGGTTGCGATGAAAAAAGACGCTTTTTCGGCGGCAAATAAATCCCTTCTTATTGAACCCTTACCAAACGATAGGCGCGAAGCTTATACAGTCTTATATTTCAAAAAAAGAGACCGCCCCTTCGGGCAATCTCCTTCTCGCTTACTATTGGTTTGGCCTATTTATCGGATATTCGACAGCACGCCGCTGTTTGCCTTTTTCGTTTTGGATGCTGCTTTGAGCATCGGGCTCAGCGACAGCATGTTCAGCTCCTTGAAAGCGAGAGCCATTTTATAAAAAGCGCGCGTCCGGATTTTTACATAAGTATCCTTGCTAATGGGAGGGTCGAATACATGATTGTAAACGGTATAATCGAATACCTCATCCCTTCGCAAATACCTTTCGCGAACCAGCTGCTGTTCCCGGCTGTCCAGTCTCTCTACCACCGATTCCACAGCGGCACAGTACGCCCTCCGGGCGGCAGGCACGTCCACATTATGCGCAGCAAGTGAAGCGGTCGGATCTGCAATAACATGCGTCGGTCCATGAAAACGTTCCGTGTAAGAATACGTAGTAGAAGCCTCTCTCGCCTCAAACGTAATCGTTTTGAATATCCGGTATTTCTCCAGCATGCTCTCAATCGCTATTTGAGTTTGGCGCCGGTCAAGTTCAGGCAAGGAAGATAGATTCATCATCGTGTAGCGCTCCTTTAATGGTTTCTAGAAATTTGTTTCAGATGCAAAAGAAAAATATGATAGAATGTTTTGTGTTCGCATCTTGTTCGTGTTTTTCTATAATATACCACCTTGCATTGGGTTTCGTAAAATCCCGTTTTCAGCCATTTCGCGCCAATAATCGTATAATAACTCCCATTCCCTTGTCTTATGGCAAAATGATTATTACTTTATTTACCTTTTGGCAAAATTAGATTATAGTAATATCAGCAGACAATTGCATGACAAGGAGTGTTGCGGGATGGAACATGAGTTTGGATTATATTTAAAACGGCTGCGTGAGAGCAAAGGTCTTACCCTTAGCCAATTGGCTGTGGCGGCCGGCATCAGCGGTTCACAGATCTCACGGATCGAGAACGGGCTGCGGGGCGTACCTAAGCCGGCAACCTTGCGCAGACTGGCAGAAGCCATGAATGCTTCCTACGAAGAGCTTATGGAACGGGCAGGATACTTACAGGAATATGAGCAGATGGCCGAAGCAATACCGGAATGGGCGACCAGCAAAGACAAGCGCGATTTTAAAAAGATGCTGGAGGATGACGGAGAGCTGATGTTTGACGGAAATCCGCTTAACAAAGAGGACAGACAACGAATAAAAGACGTGCTGACAGGCTTATTCTGGGAAGCCAAGCAGATGAACAAACGAAAGCCAACTCCCAAACCAGACAAACCGGATAATTAATGCCCTTAAACAATACCTATGCTGCAGGTGAAGAAAATGGATGAACTGGTCAAAAAGCTAATTAAAAAATATAAAACCAACTGTCCGTTTGAGCTATGCCGGGCTCTAGGTATCCATGTCCGATTTATGAACCTGGGCGAAGGAACCAAGGGGTTATACTATCGCAAGCTTCGAAGACGATTTATTGTCATTCATAATGAGCTGTCTTTGGAATGGCAGCGATTTGTTTGTGCGCACGAATTGGGCCATGACCGGCTGCATAAAGGCATTAATCGGTTCTTTTTGGAGGAGAGCTCTTATTTCGACCCGGGCAAGCTGGAACGCCAGGCTAATCAGTTTGCAGTTCTCTTGTTAAGTGATGCCGCCTCTCCCGAGCAGGATGAATCATTGGAGAGCTATTATTCACGTTTAGGCATCCCGACGGAAGTCGGCCTTTTTTTGGAGCCTTAAACCAAACATATATTCTCATCATATTAATGACCTCTGAGAATAAATGAACGCCCATGCCGCTGTTAACGGCACTATTTAGTTAGGCAAAACAAAAAAACTCTTACCAAAGTAAGAGTATCTGTTCTACATGACTAGTTGCTTATGTAGTTGTTTTAAATCTGGAGCGGGTGATGGGAATCGAACCCACGCTATCAGCTTGGAAGGCTGAAGTTCTACCATTGAACTACACCCGCAAAGATGAAATCGGGATGACACGATTCGAACATGCGACCCCCTGGTCCCAAACCAGGTGCTCTACCAAGCTGAGCTACATCCCGTTAATATAA